CCAGCCAGTCTTTAGGAAGGATCACATGAGCGTAACGACAGTCGCAACTCTTAGAAGTGCTCTCGGCGTAGGCACACTCTATACAGATGCGGTTCTACAGTCAGTCTGCGATGCAGCAGATGAGGTTATGTTGCCTTTCCTATTTACTAACGAGACTTACAATGTTGCACATAGCAACACAACAACAGAAGGCACACTTTATTTTAACCAGCGAGTGACAGATATATTTTATGTTGGCGAAAGCGTGGTCATAACAAAGAATGGCACACCTTTTAATGGCACAAAGACCATCACAGCAGTAGATGTACAATCGATCACTTTTGCAGTAACAGGCACTCCAACCGAGCAAGGTTATCATCCAGTAGTTCCGCTAGGGGTAGTTTCCGGCACAACTCAAGCAGATTACACAACCATCGATGCCGTCAAGCAAGCATCTCTGCAAATCTGTGAGGCTATCTGGCAAGCGCGCCAAGCGCCAAGCGGTCAGGGCATGACAGTTGATGGGTTTGCACCTAGCCCGTTCACAATGTCTAACACTCTGCTGGCTCGCGTTCGTGGCCTTCTCGCGCCTTACCTATCGCCTTATGCGCAGATCGGTTAGCCATGACAGCAGCGATCTCAACACTTCGCGCCACTATTGCAGCAGCTTTAGTCGATAACACACTTTGGTCAGTCTTCAGTTTCCCACCAGCAACGCCCATTGCAAACAGCGTAGTTCTTTCACCGGCTGATCCTTATGTAACTCCTAACAACAATAAGTACAACACGATCGCGCCCCTGGCTAATTTTAATATAAATATATTCGTGCCTTTGCTAGATAATGAAGGCAACCTAAATGGAATTGAGGAGATGCTAGTAGCTGTGTTTAACAAACTGGCAGCATCCTCTATCGTCTATAATGTGGGAGATGTGAGCGCGCCTAGTGTTCTCAATGCCGCAACAGGCGATCTACTGACTTGCTCCCTGCAAGTCTCAGTTCTAACGAGTTGGAGTTAACCATGAATGAATGGGAAAAAGAACAAGCAGAGTTCCTGATCAAGATTGGTCAGACTCCTGCAACACCAGCACCTAAACCAGCAACTAAGAAAGATGAGGAATAACCAAAATGGCAGTATTTCTAAATAACGGAGTAGTGGTTACTGTTAACTCGGTTGACCTCTCTAACCACGTTACTTCAGTTACATTAAACAGAACTTTCGATGAACTCGAAGTTACAGCAATGGGCGATAGTGGCCACAAGTTTGTTAAAGGCTTGGAAGCATCATCACTTACTATTGATTTCCTAAACGATACAGCTTCTGCAAATGTCCTAGCGACACTTCAGGCTGCTTGGGGAACTTCAGTAACAGTAACCCTAAAGCAGACTTCAGCAGCTACATCAGCGACCAACCCTCTTTACACAATGACTTGCCTAGTCAACAACACAACCGACATTAACGGTTCAGTTGCAGACCTTGGCACTCAGTCAGTAACCTGGACTGTTAACGGTACAGTAGCAATTACAACAGCGTAATAACTAACTAAGGGGCAAACAATGGCAAAACTAAAGGTAACAAGGGCAGACGGAAGCGTTAACGAGTACCAGATCACTCCGGCGATCGAGTACGCCTTCGAGCAATATGCAAAGAAGGGCTTTCATAAAGCCTTTAGGGATGACGAAAAGCAGACCGATGTCTATTGGCTCTGCTGGGAGGCAATTCGTAGGTCGGGTGAAACCGTAAAACCCTTCGGAGAGTCATTTCTTGAGACATTGGCGCGAGTCGAGGTTCTCGATGATGACCCTTTGGAGTAACGCGAGAGTCCTTCACCTATCTTGTAGCGAGACTATCGCTTGAGACAGAACTCTCGCCCCAAACTTTAATCGAACTAGATCACACAATGTTCAGGACTTTACTTCAAGCCCTGAAAGACAGAGCGAAGGAGCAGAGCGATGCCAGTCGAGTTAAAAGGCGCAGATAAACTTCGCAAAGCCCTTCGTGAGTTTGAACCTGATCTAGCCAAAGCAACTACTAAACAAATGGCAGCAGCGCTCAAGCCAATTACTAATAAGGCTCGCGGTTACATGCCGTCTAATACTGCCATGCTATCGGGTTGGACTTCTGCTGCTTCGTCATCAGATACCGCTAAGTACCGCATGTTTCCTAAGTACGATCAGTCAGAAGCCAAGCGAGGAGTTAAATACTCGACCAGCCCTTCTAAGCCTAATAAGCGCGGCTTCGTATCTCTAGCGCGCATTATTAACTCATCAGCTGGCGGAGCGATCTACGAGACAGCAGGCCGCAAGAACCCTAACGGTCAACCAACCTTCCAGCGCACTAAGTTCACACCTGCTTCATATCGTGAGGACGGCCGAGGCTATAACAAGTCTCTAAACCCTAACGCTGGTAAGCAGTTTCTAGCGCGTGCTAATTCCACAGGCGAACTAGTAAATGCTCGACCAAGACAACAAGGACAAGCAGGTCGATCAACTCGCAAAATGACTGGTCGCGTCATATTTAGAGCATTCGCAGAGGATCAGGGCAAAGTCACAGCAGCGATCGTTAAAGCGATCGGCAGTTCTGCCATTGAGTTTAAAGCAAAGACTAAGGTGAAATAATGGCTGATCTAAAGATAGATATTGCTTCGGTATTCTCTGGAAAAAAAGCGTTTCAAGATGCCGCTAAGTCAACCCTTAGCCTTAACTCTCAGGTCAAGACACTTGCAAAATCTTATGTAGGTTTATTTACCGTCCAGCGTTTAGGTCGCGCTCAGTTCAACGCAGCTAAAGCCTTTGCAGCAGATGATAAGGCAGCAAAGACTCTCAGCCGTTCTTTAGACAACCTAGGTTTAGCCTTTGCTGACCCTGCTGTTAAATCTTTTATTTCTGATCTAGAGACACAATTCGGCGTACTCGACGACCAATTACGCCCAGCCTTTCAGCGCCTATTGACTACTACAGGCGATGTCTATGAATCACAAAGATTACTCCGCACAGCGCTTGATCTAAGCGCGGCAAGCGGTGCAGATGTTGTATCAGTTGCCGGTGACTTATCTAAGGCCTATGTAGGCCAGACTAGATCCCTTGCCAAGTATGGGATCGGTTTAACTCAGGCTGAACTAAAGTCGATGACTTTCGAACAGGTGCAAAAGCGCCTCAACTTGCTTTTCGGCGGTCAGGCTCAAATTGCGGTTGATACTTACGCTGGCAAGTTTGATCGTCTTAATGTTTCTATCGCTAATGCGCAGGAGACTTTAGGTAAAGGTTTTTTAGAGGCTTTAACAAATATCGGCGGTGGTGGCACACAGGGGTTTGATAACACTCTAAACTTTATAGATAGCCTTGCGCAAAAGGCCGCTAAGTTCCAGAGCAACTTTGGCGTGGGCATCGGTCAATTCCTCGCTTTGCTTCGTGGAGACTTACAAGCTTTTAAATCGCTTGGGGAAAATGCCAGTAAAACAACCCCATTCATGGGTGCTATTCCTTCGATCCAGACAGAGTTAAACAAGAAAGCCGCTTGGGATCGAATCAACCAATACAAAAAGGAAAACGCTTTACAGGCTAAGTTGCTGGCTTCTAAAAAAGCAGAACTAAAAGCCACTAAAGAAGCAGAAGCCTTAAAAAAGGCTGGCACTTTATTTGATCAGCAGCAGACTCAAATCATCGCTGCACTTAAGGGCGATATCTCAGCTGAGGAACGCAAGCGCCTAGAACTGCAACTAGCGATCTTGACCGGCAATACTTCAGAAGCTTCTAAACTTGCTGGAGAACTTGCAAAGAGTCAAGGGCTATCACAGCAACTAGCTGCTTATCTTGCAAGCCTGCCAGATGCCAAGAACCCATTTACAGCATGGAAGTCTTATCTAGACATGATCGAAGCGCAGGTTCGTCGCATCTCTAACCCAACTGTTGCTCCAGTTGTATCCATGGCTTCGGGTTATGGCGTAACTGGCGAGCAATATTCATTGCCTCAAGGATCAACTATGACAAGCGCGGCGGGCGTTGAGTTCACAGTCAATGTCAACGCTGGCTCGATCATTGCTCAAGAGAGCCTGCAAGATGTTCTCCGCGATACTTTGCTTGATGCCTCACTATCTGCCAAGTTCTCCTCTATCTTCCGTCAAGGCGGGTCATTCGGGCCATGACACTCCCTGCTCAGATATCCGTATCTTTCGACTTTACTAGCGGCGCTACCTTCGGGTATCCCTTTACTATTGGTGATGAGAAGTACGGCGTTCTAGGAGTAGGCACACTAGCCTCAACAACTACTCCAGAGCCTACGGTTGATTTAACTCCCAATGTTCGACAAATCAGCATCAAGCGTGGGCGCAATATCATGCGCGATACCTATGAGTCTGGGTCTGCAACTATCAGAGTCCTAGATCCTAACTCTGACTTTAACCCGCAGAATGTGAACTCACCTTACTTTGGCTTTTTGACTCCGCTTCGCAAGCTGCGTGTCTCAGCAACAGTAGGCGGAGTTGGTTACTTCCTGTTCTCTGGTTATACAACAGACTATAAATACACCTATCCTCAGGGTCAGGAGACAGGCTATGTTGACATAATCTGCTCAGATGCTTTCAGACTTATGCAGCAGGCAGGTATTACTACAGTCGCAAGCGCTACTGCTGGGCAAGATACTGGCACTCGAATTGGCAAGATTCTCGATCAAGTCTCATGGCCTGCTTCTATGCGCACGATCGACACAGGCAACACAACCTGCATAGCCGATCCCGGCACTTCTCGCACAGCGCTCGATGCGTTAAAGAACGCAGAGTTCTCAGAGCAAGGCGCGTTCTATATCGACACAGAAGGCACAGCGATCTATCTAAATCGCACTAATGTGATTAAGAAGTACGGCGAGACTCCGATCGAGTTCAACCAGACCACAGGTATCCCTTACACCAACCTGACCTTCGCCTTCGATGACAAGTTAATTATTAACTCAGCCGGCATGACTCGCGTAGGTGGCACACAGCAGGTTTCAGAGGACTCAGCTTCTATCGCTAAGTACTTCCCTCACCAGTTAAACGAGTCTAATCTCGTAGCCCAGACAGATGCAGACACTCTAAACATAGCCAAGATATATGTGGCAACTCGCAAAGAGACTACGATCCGCATAGATGCTATGACGGTCGATCTACTAGATCCAGATGTACCGACTGCAACAATGCTGGATCTGGATTACTTCTCTAACTTAAAGATTACAAATGTGCAACCAGACGGCTCAACTATCGTTAAGACTTTACAGGCGCAAGGACTCTCATGGAATATCACGCCAAATGCCATGAGCGTAACTGTGACAACTCTCGAACCGATCGTTGAAGGGTTTATCATCGGATCAGACATATCAGGTATAATCGGCACTAACATAATGGCGTACTAGGAGATATAAATGGCAACAGGCTTTCCAGCAAGCACAGGCGATGTCCTAAGCGCGGCTATGTATAACGGACTTACTTCGTTTTCAGTAGGCGCGGCTAATACCGCCGACTACACAGCAGTCTTAGCAGATCAGTACCAAAGCCTAGAGATCATGAACAAGGCAACTGCTATCGCCTTTAAAATCCCTACAGATGCTTCGGTGGCGTTTGAAATCGGCACAGTTCTTACAGTTCTCAACATCGGCGTGGGTACTTGCACTATTTCGGCAGTAACTCCCGGCACAACTACAGTCCTTTCAGCAGGCGCAACAGCAGCCAGCCCAACACTTACTCAATATAAGTCAGCAGCATGTATTAAAACTGCTGCTAACACTTGGTATGTCGTAGGTGCAATAGCCTAATGATCGCCAATGTAATTACAGGTGTTTTAGCACCTTCAATTCCCGCAACATTTTCTGTAAATTATTTAGTAATAGCAGGTGGAGGCGGCGGTGCAGGACAAATTTCGCAGGGTGTTGGAGGCGGCGGTGCTGGAGGATTACGCTCAACCGTTGATGCAACGGGCGGTTCAGGTTCATTAGAAACAGCATTGACCTTAAATGCTAACCAAAACTACACAGTCACAGTTGGAGGCGGCGGCACAGGTGTTGCAGAACCATCAACAGCAACAGCAGGTTCTAATTCAGTATTTTCTACAATTACATCTACTGGCGGCGGCGGTGGTGAAAATAATTACGGCACAGTTGTTAAAAATGGTGGAAGCGGCGGCGGTGCAGTAAACAATACATCATCACCAGGAACCGGAAATTCAAACGAGGGTTTTGCAGGTGGTAATGGTGGTATTGGCGGTGGAACTGCCGCAACTCGAGCAGGCGGCGGTGGCGGCGGTGCAGGATCAGTTGGAGCAGCAGGTGTTTTAGGAGTAAGTGGTGGAAATGGTGGTACGGGTCGTGCGATTTCTATTACTGGATCAAGTGTTAATTACGCAGGTGGAGGCGGCGGCGGATCGGGATCAGGCGCTGGAACGGGAACATTTGGCGGAGGAACTGCTGGCAATGGTGCAAATGGAACTGCTGGAACAACAAATCGTGGTGGAGGCGGTGGTGCATCATATAATGCTACAGGTGGTAACGGCGGATCAGGTTTCGTAGTTTTAAAATATCCCGATACTCGCACAATAACAATTGGTGCTGGTCTTACTGCAACAACAGCAGCACCTAGCGGCGGATTTAAGGTTACAAGTATCACTGCTGGTACTGGAAATGTAAGTTGGGCATAATGGCACATTACGCTTTTATTACGGATGGCATAGTTACAGAAGTAATTACTGGCATTGACGAAACGCAACTAATTGAAGGTTTAGATACGGAGACTTGGTACGGCAATTTTAGAAATCAAGTATGTAAGCGCACTTCATACAATGGCAACATCCGTTACAACTATGCAGGCATTGGCTATACATACGATCCAGATGCTGATGCTTTTATAGCACCACGGCCTGAGTGTGGCCACACAGAATTATTCTTAAATGATCTATTTATCTGGAACTGCCAAGGCTGCGAATTAGAAGCTAAGAAGTTATTAGATGAAGCCTAAATTATGCAAGGCTGGACAACAACTTCGTGAACAGTTCGATGACTGCTTCAGCGATCGTGATCGTACCTCGGACGGCTGGATCGGCGATAGTCGGCACTCAGCTCGTAAGTCTGACCATAATCCAGATGCACAGGGCTGGGTTCGTGCCATTGACATTGACCGCGATCTATCCGGCAGACCTAAGCCCGACATCATGCCCGATGTGGCGGATCAACTTCGTCTCTTGGCAAAGACTGATCGCCGTATCTCGTATCTCATCTTTGACGGCAAAATCGCCAGCGCTGGAAGTCTCTGGCGTTGGAGAAAATATACGGGGATTAATCAGCACCGCACTCATCTGCATTGTTCTTTCACTCGCAAAGGTGATCAAGATGGTTCGTTTTTTGAAGCACCGCTATTAGGAGGCACAGCATGAACATGAAAAATCCACTCGTACTAACAGCAGGTGCATTCTTATCTGCTTGGGCTGCATCTAACTTTGCAGCAGATTACCGCTCTATTCTTTGGGCTGTACTAGCTGGAGTCTTTGGATATGCGACACCTAAACGATGACATCAACGGACTACTTAAATCTTTATATTGCCACGCTTGCAATAGTGGGTGGATTAGCGGGTTATGTGATCACGCACTTGCTGTCGGAGATTAAACGACTCAATGGGCGTGTCGATGAGATTTACAACATACTCTTAGAGCGACAATAATCCTATGGCTCGCAAGAAGGCTATCGACTTAGAGGCATACTCTATGCTCGATCAGTACTGCATCGGGCTAAATGAGTATTACAAATCGCTTAGACGAGCAGGGTTCGATGTTGAGACTGCGCTTTGCATCTTGCTAGAACCTGCTACTTACCCGGCAACGATCCTTCCTGCACCTAACTGGCTGCCACAACTTCCCGACCGTATCCCTTATGACGATGACGATGACGAGGATTAACAATGAAAAGAACTGTAATCGTTCCCGATCTACAAGTTCCATATCATGACGAAGTTGCTGTCAGGAATGTTGCATCTTTTATTAAGGCATACCGTCCAGATAGTGTTATTACACTCGGAGATGAAATCGACCTCCCACAGATCAGCAGGTGGTCAGACGGCACGCCGGGCTGGTACGAGCAGACACTAGCTGAGGATAGAGACCTAGCAGTAGAGGTTCTCTGGTCGCTAGTCGAGCATTCTAAAGAAGCACACATGATCCGTTCTAATCACACGGATCGTCTTTACAATGTAATTATGAAAAAGATCCCTGCGTTCTTGGCATTGCCAGAGTTGCGCTTCGAGCGCTTTATGCGTTTAGATGAACTAGGTATCACCTACCATAAGAAGCCTTACGCCTTCGCTAAGGGCTGGGTAGCAGTCCATGGTGACGAGCAGAATATCAACCCTAATGCGGGTCTTACAGCCCTTGGGGCGGCTCGTAGGCATGGTTTGAGCGTTGTCTGCGGTCACACTCACAGAGCGGGCGTATCGGCCTTTACAGAGGCTTCTGGGGGCAAGATAGGCCGTATCCTGCGTGGAGTAGAAGGCGGGCATCTTATGGATATTCGCAAGGCAGGCTATACCAAGGGAACTATGAACTGGCAGCAGGCTTTTATCATCGTTGAGGATAGCCAAGTAACCTTAATAAACATCGAAAAGGACGGCACATTCGTAGTTGCTGGTCGGCGTTATGGACGATCTCGATAACGACATAAGGCGCACGATCGATGATGCCATGGACGATGGAGAATTGTTACCGTTTCGTTATCCATACACCGTCAGGTAGTCAGATATTTATGCAACACTTATGCCAAGAAGCTGCGAAGGGCGCAGTAGAAGGGCAGTAAATGAACGCAGATGTAGCAATTACTTTATCCGTAGCAGTAGGCATGTTAATTGGCTTTGGCTTGGGTTATGGCAAAGGCTTTGAACATGGCAAGATTAAGGGTCGCATTGCGGCTCGCAAGATCGCTCGTCAGCTAGAGCAGGTCGGCCGATGAATGCTAGAGACTTTCTCAACGAAGCAAGAGCAACTATTCAAGACCGAGGAATGGATTACGGTCACCCAACTGACAACATGGCAAGAACGGCTGCCCTCTGGTCGAGTTATCTGGAAATGCCGGTTACTGATTACCAAGTCGCGATGTGCATGGCACTTGTCAAAATAGCGCGCAGCATGGAAAGTGCAAAGACTGACACCTATGTCGATCTAGTCGGTTATGCTTCTATAGCAGGACAACTGCACACCGAGGAGAATGAACACTATGTTTAATCTTGAGGATTATGAGACAGTAGAGGAACGCCTAGTTAAGTTCTGGAAGGAACACCCAGATGGTCGAATTGAAACTACTTTGGTTGAGTCAACGCTTCAGCGATTTATTGTTAAGGCTTCTGTTTATCGAACTGAAGTTGATGCATCGGCTTGGACAACTGGCTATGCAGAGGAGACAGTCTCAACACGAGGAGTTAATTCTACGAGCGCTCTTGAGAACTGCGAAACGAGTGCGATCGGTCGGGCATTGGCTAACGCAGGCTATGTTACGAAAGGCAAACGCCCTAGCCGCGAGGAGATGTCAAAAGTCAAAGCAGCTGAGCCAAAGAGTTTCGCGGAGAAGTTAGCAGACAAGATAACGATGCCGGTCGAAAACGATCCTTGGACAACTAAAGCGGTACAAGCTGCGCCATCGAGTGCAGATGCAATAGCACTAGTTCAAGATACTTTAGGTGCAGTCAAGATAGATAAAGACATTCCACTATGTCGCAACTGTCATGACCATAAACCTATGACATGGAAAACAGGCGTAAGCCAAAAGAATAATCAGCCATGGGGCAAGTTCGACTGTTATGTCTGTCGAGATGTGATCTGGTACAAGATCGCAGCTGATGGCACTTGGAAGCCACAGGAGGTCAAAGCATGAGCGGCTTACAATTTATGAACCAAGACGGTGAATGGGAAAACTTCCCAACTGATGATGAACTCGCCGAGAAGGCTAAACATCAGGAACTTATCAACGCTTTACAGGTGCGGATTATTTGTCACCTATGCAATGAGCCAGTACCACGCGAGGAACTAGCATTCTGGGTTCAAGGAACTGTCCTTACTTGGTCATGCAAGAAGTGTCA